AACACTGGCTTGACAACGTTTTCCCAAGCGAAGGAGATGGCGGCGGAGACACCTTCGAAGACTGCTTTGATAATTGTCCAGAACAGTTTGAACTCTGGGATGAGAATTTTGGTGATGTAGAAAACGAGGATCTCCCAGATGGGTTTGATCACGTTGTTCCAAGCGAAAGTAAACGCAACTTGTATTGCGTGCCACACGGTGAGCACCGTTGTTTTGAACCAGCCGAAGTTCTTCCAGGCATAAAGCACTCCTGCGACAAGGAGTGCGATTCCGGCGACGATCAGAGTGATCGGTGAGAACAGGAACGCCAGGGCGCCACCGGCAGCGAACAGAGAGACGGTGAACGCTGCCAGTGCTCCGACCAGTACGCCGCCGATCACGATGGCGACAATCTTGGCGATGTCGGTGTGCTTCTGGAACCAAGTCGTGAGCTGCTGAACTTTCGGGCCGATCTTGTCCATCACTTCGCCGATCTTGTTGAAGACCTTGGTGGCGATGGGCTCGAGGGCAACGAAGACTTTGTTCTTGAGTTTGGTCAGTTTTTCACCGAAGTCTTCGGTGTCAGCGCCAGCCTTGAGAATGCCGTCTCCAGATCCGAGCGACTTGGCGAGATCCTCGTAGGACAATTTGCCCTCACGGATGAGGGCTGCCATTTTTGGACCGGCTTTGGCACCGAAGACACTGAGCGCATCGGCTGCCGCTGCGGTGTCGTTCGGTGCGTTCTTGATCGTGTTGAAGGTCTCAGAGAACACCGTTGAGGCGTCCTGGCCGTGTTTGGCGGCTACTGCAAGAGTTTTCGATAAGGCAGGCATTACATCGCCGACGTCAACGCCGGCCTTGCCAAGAGTCGACAGCATCGCAGCCGACTGATCGAATCCAATACCGAGATCACGCAGAACGACACCAGCGCCGGACATCTGCCCGGCGAGGTCTGCGACTGATACGCCTGATTGCTGTGAGGCACGAAACAGCACGTCGAGTTTGGCGCCTTGATCGGTTGCGGAGACTCCGAAGTTGTTCATGACGTCGGAGACGGAGCTGATGTTGGTGCCGAGATCGGTCTTGGTCAGCCTGGACAACTCGAGCACCTGCTCGGAGAGCCCTTGAAGTGGCTCGCCGGTCAAGCCGAGTCGACGGCTGAACTCGCTAACAGCCGTTGAGGCGTCACCGAAGGATGCAGGCACGGCTGTTGCGACGTTCTTCATGTTCTCTTTGAGAGCATCAAGAGCCGGACCGGTGGCACCGGTATTGATTCGGATCTTGTCGAATGCTTGGTCGAAGTCGTCGCCCATCTTGAACAACGCACCACCGGCCGACAATGCGGTTCCGATGATGGCGCCACCGACGATTGCCGAACCTGCGGTGATCTTCTGGGAAGTCGTTTTTGTTGAATTCGCGAGCTTTTCGATCTCTCTGCGAGCTTTATCTAAGCCTTTCGAGTCGAACTGGCTGATGACATCGAGTTTGATTGCCATGGTCAGTCCTTTGCGCTCGAGGAGCTGGTGCGCGCCGCGAAGATTTGCTCGTACTTCTCAATTATTTTGACGACCTCTGTTGAGATCTTCTTTTCTCCGCCAGCGTCATCCCATGCGCGATAGATCAGACGAGAAGGTCGACCGCCAGCGGCCATGATCGCTGAAACGAAAGCGATACCGGATACGCCATGACCGCCAGATCTCTTGCCGGCGGTTTCATAGATCGCACCAGCCGCAGACCTGTTTTGAAGCGACCAGGCTGAGGAGTATTGCGAACCGAATGCCCGCTGTCCGCCTTGACGGACCACGATGCCTTTCTGAACGGTTGACTGATCCCAAGCGCGCTCTCCCCACCGTGAATCGGCTCGGGAGCGCATCGGTTTTTTCCAGTTACGCATGACCGTTCCGGGGACGAGACCTTTTGCTCGACTGGCAATCGGCTTGAGGAATCCTCGAATCTCGCGATCCATGGCCTTGCGTAATTCCGGGTCGGCAAGTTTCAGTTCTTTCTTGAACTGGTTGTAGCCGTTCAAGGCAACCTTGACATCAAGGTCATAGGCGTTGGACACAATTTGGACTAAAGGTCCGTTCGGGTCTGGGGCCATGATCATCCTTGGTTGTTGCGTGCCTGTTCTTTGAGCACGGCGATGATCGCCAGAAAGACATCTGGCGGACATTCGAGGAGATCGTTGGGTGAGATGCCGGTGGCGACAGCGACCTGCGCCACCAGCAACGTCATTGACTCTCTAAAGGGACACGCGGTTCCTCGGCCGCTTCAATCGAATCAAGATCGTCAAGCCATTCGTCGAACGGCTTGACGATCCGACCCGATGCCTGTGTCCCCTTCCACGCTGTCCAGCACAACACCTCGAAGGATGCTGATTCTCCGAACAGGGTAGAAACTGGCTGTGAGAACTGACGTTCCACTGCCACGATGAGTTTCGGGGTGAGGGCCACCTCATACGCATCGCCCGAACTCGGAACGACGCGGAGACGCATGAGAGCAGCCATGACTAGGCGACAGCCTTCGTGATGGAACCGTCGACCGGCCAGGTGATGGTGGCTGAGGCGAGATCGCCCACCTGCACATCAAGAGGCGTCCACTCAGTGACAAGCACCGACATGGTGTACGACGGGTTCGTGGAGCTCACGGTTGACGAGACAGGCTTGATGACCACGGTGGTGGTGGTGCCCAGAAGGCTGAAAACGCTGGCCTCAACGGTCGAGGCTGAGAAGTCCTGGTTGAAGTCCAGTGAGATCTGGTTTTCGGCAAGGCCGGCAAGGCGACGCTTGGCGGTGTTTCCGAATGTGGTTGAGTCCAGTTCAGCGCGCTTCGTTGACAGCGTCACCTTGCGGATGTGCTGGCTGAGATCCACGCCGCCGATGGTGACGGATGCATTGGTGATGACCTGTGCCATGTGGCTCAGTCCTCCTTGGTGACGGCCGGTGCGGCCTCTGTGGCGGCCGAAGTGGCCTCTGATGTGATGTGACCGAGCTCGATGAGCCAGTCGATGTTGCACAGCGCCAGGTCTTCATCGGTGATGATGGAGCCGGGTTCGTGGCCAACGATGGGAAGTGGACCGACGATCTTGTAGGTAGTCATGGTTCTCCTAGGCGTGAACGGTGACGGTGAACTCGACGTTCAGATAGACCGCATCGCCGACCGTGAGCGGCTTGATGCCGACAGCATCAGAGGTCACAAGGGTCTTCGAAGCGCCTCCAAGTGTGAGATCGGCTTCGATGGCTTTGCGGATTGACTGGTAGTCGTTGAAAGCAAGCCAGGCGTCGAGCTGCAGTTGCGCTGCTCGATCTCCCATTCGACCAGCGACACATGAGATGACGAACTCCCACTGCGAGAGTCCACCACCAAACGCACGATGAAACGTGACCTGCTGAAGCATGATCATCGCCATGGGCGGATTGATCGATTCGGGCAAGTGATCTGCGACTCGCAGACCTGGCACCGCAGTCAGTGCGTTGCGCAGTCCTGATTGAATGTCGGTGGAGTTGCCGGCCATCAGGCGAGAGTGGCGGTCTTGTACGGCGCCAGCATGCGCTGAACGTCGGGGTCGATGGCACGAACGCTGATGGCACCGAGATCGCCGAATCCGGCAACACCGAGCAGCGAATCACCGCGCTTGAGAAGTCGTCCGGCCATGAGGATGCAGGCTGACTTGACTGGTGTGGGCACCGAGGGCCAGCCCCACACCGCAGTGATCTGAATCGGCGCTGGCATGCCCATTGTTGGGAAAGTGCCGGCCGGAATTGCCATGATTCTGTTGATCGACACGCCTCGAGAGACAGCGTTGAGCGGCTCGAGTTGGTACTGGTTGGCGGTCAAGGTTGTGGCGTAGCTGCCGTCCTTGCCTGAGTCGATCTTGACGACAAGGCCAGAGGTGGTGGCAATGTCGTCGGTGAGAACGTAGTCCCCTGATGGTGCGTAGTAGATGCGTGCGGTTGCGGTTGCGTCTTTGTAAAACCTGCGGTCGCAGTAGTCATCAATGGATCGTGACGCTTCGTCGATGCGAGCCTCGAGGGCGACATCGTCGACGTTGTCAACGATGCGCAGAACTGACTTGAGGTCGGCGAGGGTGCAGTAG